TTCGACGCAGAGGTTGCCTTCGAGGCCAAGGCGGTCGTCGAATACGCCGCCGAGAACGGCACCCTGACGTGGCGCTACATCCTCGAAGAGGAGGTCGCAGAGGCGTTCGCCGAGGCCGACCCCACGAAGATCCGTGCTGAGCTCGTGCAGTGCGCGGCCGTCATCGCCGCGTGGATCGAATCGATCGACCGTCGGCTCAAGGGGGCCTGATGCCCGCGTTCGACGGCATCAAGTGGGATCGCGCGTGCCCGGCTACGGGGAAGGACGCCACCGTCGAGCCCCAAGCCACCGTGGTCGTGAATGGACGGACCAGCCTGCTCTACACGGGCGAGCAAATCATGTACCTCCTAAGCGTCATTCAGGAACTGCAGGACTCATTGCGGTCCGCCTACGCTGACCGCGACTTCCACGAAGATGCCAAGGTCAAAGCCGCTGCCGAAACCGAGGCCGCCAACGCTCGGATCGGCCAGCTGGAAGACCAGCTTGAGGCGGTCCAGGAGAGCAAGCGTCAAGAACTGCTCGAGGCGATTTCCGACACCATCGACCGCCACGGCCGGCCCGGCCCGTCCTCGAGCACCACTTGACCCCTGAGCTTCTTTACCAGTGGAAGCGTAACAACCCCGCGAGCGGCGCCGGTCGGTCCACTGCCAACGCGCCGCTCAACTGGTACGGCAAAGCCGTCTACGAGCCAGAGCAGGTCCTGTACCTGCTCCAACTGATTGAAGCGCTCTTGGACGCTACCCGTAGGTACGAATTTGCGCACGAAGCTACCGCACCCCACATCGCCAACCTGAACCGTCGGATCGGCCAGCTGGAAGATCAGGTCGACGCACTCCAGCTGGACCTGAACGAAGTTCGCCGCATCCCTCTTCGATTCGATGTCGCGAAGCTTGACGAAGAACACTTCCGCGTGATGGCCCAGCAGTATGCGGCTCGCCTACTCCCGACCAAGGACTCCGAATGACCCGCCCCCCGTCGCTCCGCATTCACCTTGCCCCGGACGACCTCGTCATCGACGGGTTCGCCGGCGGGGGCGGGGCCAGCGAAGGGATCCGCGCCGCCACAGGACGAGACCCGGACATCGCGATCAACCACGACGGCGAAGCGCTCGCCATGCACGCGATCAACCACCCAGGCACCCAGCACTTCTGCGAGAGCATCTACGACGTCGACCCCGTGAAGGTCTGCGCAGGCAAGCACGTCCGGGCCGCGTGGTTCTCTCCCGACTGCACCTACCATTCGAAGGCCCGCGGGGCGAAGCCGTTCCGCGACCGGAAGAAGGCCCTGCGGCGCCGGGGGCTCGCATGGGTCGCGACGAGGTGGGCCTACGCGGTCAAGCCCGACGTGATCTTCCTCGAAAACGTGGAGGAGTTTCAGGAGTGGGGTCCGCTCCTGAACAACGGGCGCCCGGACCCGGCTCGCGCAGGGTTCACGTTCCGCCGGTGGATTCGCCGGTTCGAGAACCTCGGCTACGTCGTCGAGTGGCGCCAGCTGCGCGCGAGCGACTACGGAGCCCCCACCTCGAGGAAGCGACTCTTCATCATCGCCCGGTGCGACGGCGCTCCGATCGTCTGGCCGGAGCCGACCCACGGGGAGACGCGGGGCCTGTTCCCCCTGAAGCCCTACCGGACCGCCGCCGAGTGCATCGACTGGTCAGTTCCGATCCCGTCCATCTTTGACCGCAAGAAGCCCCTCGCCGAGAACACGCTCAGGCGGATCGCTCGCGGGATCAAGCGGTTCATCCTCGACTGCCAGGACCCTTTCCTCGTTCCGCTCACCCATCAGGGCGACGCCCGCATCCACGCCCTGAGCGACCCGATGCCGACCATCACCGGTGCGAACCGTGGCGAGCTCGCGCTGGCCGTTCCGTTCCTCACCGAGCACGCGAACGGGTCGAAGCAGCGCATCTTTCCGATCGACGAACCGCTCCGAACGCAATGCGCCGAGGTCAAGGGCGGGCACTTCGCGGTCGTTGCACCCTTTCTCAAGCGCGACTTCGGGACCAGCACAGGACGCCGCCTCGACGAGCCGATGCCGACAACCTGCGGAGCGGCCGGGCACCAGTCCCTCATCGCCCCGGTGCTTGTCCAGACGGGCTACGGGGAGCGAGACGGCCAAGCCCCCCGGGCGCTCGACATCAATGCGCCCCTCGGAACAGTCGTCTCAGGCGGGGGGAAACACGCCCTTGCAGCCGCCTTCCTCGCCTCTCACTACGGGCGTGGGGAGAACGACGGCTCCGACTTCCGGGGGCCGTTCCCCACGATCACGACCAAGGACCACCACATGCCCGTCGCGGTCCACCTGGCCGGCGGGCGCGACCGCTCAGCCGACGTCTACGCCTTGCTCGTGAAGTTCTACGGGACCGCGTTCGCCGCCGACATCAAGCAGCCCCTCGACACGATCACGACGAAAGACAGGTTCGGACTCGTGACCGTCCGGGGCATGCCGATCACCGACATCGGGATGCGGATGCTCCAACCACGCGAGCTCTACACCGCCCAAGGGTTCCGCCCCGATTACGAAATCGCCCCGCAGGTCCCGGGCAAGAACGGGAAGATGAAGGCCCTCCCGAAGACTGCTCAGATCCGCATGGTCGGCAACTCGGTCTCGCCCCCGATCGCTGAGGCAATCGTCCGAGCAAACCTCGCTCACCCCGCCCGCGCCCGGAAGGCCGCGTAACCCCGTCTTTCAAGCCGTTGAACCGAAACAGGTTGAATGTCCGCCCTCTCGTGTAGCATGTTGGAAACTTGAAGCCAGCCCCCTAAGGGAGCAGGCACGCGGGACTTCCCCCGCGCTGGAGACACCCCATGAAACCCACCCTCGACGCGAACGAACGCAAGATGCTCCACGGCAAGGAAGTCGACGCCATTCTGGCCGACGCCTTGAACACGAACCCCGACTTCATCGAGAACGACCTCGTCACCGTTGCCCCTCACCTCGGCTACTTCAGCGAGCTCCACGCCGACGCCGTCATGGCCCACGGGACCGCTGAGATCGAACTCGGGGTCCTCGAGGCCAAGCTCAACATCGTCCACCGCGAGCGCCTGTTCGCCTCCTCGGGGGTCGACTCCAAGGGCCAGCCCAAGGCCCCGACCGTGGACGCCGTCAAGGCCGCGGTCGACGCCGACCCGCTGATCCGCGAAGCGAAGGAGAAGCTCCTCGCCGCCGAGGTCGGGATGGTGCGCGCGCGCGGCCGGGTCGACGCTGTCCGGGCCAAGAAGGACGCGATCATCCAGATCGCCCGGACCCGCCTGGCCGAAATGAGCATCGACCCCTCGATCGCCGCCGAGCACCGCGAGAAGGTCGCGTTCCGCCGTACCAACGGCAAGCCGGAGTAGCGTGTCGCCGAAGTGGCGGGTTCGACTCCCGCTCGTTGGCCGAGACCGGGCACGTTGGGGTTCGAGTCCCCGCAAACAGCTGGTCGCTGACAGGCTCGGATGGCCCGTTCGAAAGCGTACAAAACACCGCACGCAGGGCAACATTTTACCGGGTACGGGCGCCCCCGGGACCAAGGCGCCCATGTCGACCCTGACGCTCCAGCCATCGCCCATCGGGCACAGGCACCGCGACGGGTCAAAAGGTAGGGACGCACCATGGCAGAGCCCGGAACAGCAATCGAAAAGTACGGTCGGTGGACCCCGGAGCAGGTCGCCGAAGACGAGGCACAGGCGGACAAGAAGACCTCGGAGTGGCTGTCGTTCACCGAAGGGATCACCCGCGTCCGCTTCATCCCCGGCAACGCCCCCGGGGTGAAGCCGCTCAACCCGGCCTGGCAGCACCGGGTCAAGATCCCCGGCCGCAAGGACGAGATCATCATCAACTGCCGGGACCGCATGCTGGGCGAGAAATGCCCCGTCTGCGAAACCATGAAGATGATGAAGAAGTCGCGCGATTCCAAGGATCGCGAGAACGCCGAAGACCTGTTCCCGAAGTTCCGCGTGTTCGCGCAGGTCGCCGTGCGGGTCATGGACGCCAAGGGCGCGATCAAGGACACGGTCGGGCCCCTGAAGACCGGGTTCGGGAAGACGATCTTCGACAAGCTCGTGAAGCTCGCCAAGAACCCCGACTACGGCGACATCACGGATCCGTCGGAGCACGGGTTCGACATCGAGATCTCGAGGCAGGGCACCGGGAAGAGCGACACGAAGTACGACGCGATCCCGTGCCGCAAGAGCCTCAGCCTCGGCGACCTCGGGATCATCGACCGCTCGGACGACATGAGCATCTTCGCGGAGGTCCCGTCGTACGAGAAGGCCGTGGCGATGCTCAAGGGCGAGGACAAGCCCAAGGATCGCGAGTACGACGGCCCGCGCGAACCCCGGGGCCGATCGGCCACCGACGACATCCAGCAGGACAAGGTCGCGGCGAACCAGCAGGGCGGGCCGGTGCCCGGGGATGACGACGTCCCGTTCTGATCGTAGTGGTTAGCTGCGTTGCGTGATCAGGTCTTCCAATCGGGAAACAATGTGCGGGAGGCGTTCCAGCCGTCTCCGAAGGCACTCAGAGGCCCAAGTCCCGGTGAGGTCCGCACACCCTCTGGCCGGGCGATCCGCAACGCAGCACGGGCTCCCGGGGCGCGAACCCCGGGGGTTCGGCAGAGGTACCGAGGAACTGAGTCTCGCCGGGTTGAGTTGAAGGAGCGCGATAGGCGCCGGGTTCACCCGGACCTTCCCGCCTCCCGATCCGGCCGATCCTGAAGGAGGTCGCAATCGCAGAGACCCAGACCTTCCCTCGGTACCTCTGCCGAGCTCAAGCAGCTCACCAGTTCATCCAGCGGGCGTGAGGGGGCAGACCCCTGACAACTGCGAAACCAGCAGCGATCGTGATGGAGCCGGCCCGGGGGTAACCTCGAGCGATGAAGTCGGGCTCCTGGTAGACCGGACGGGAAGTACCGCTCCGGGGCTCACAAGGGTGCCGAAGTCCGCCCGACCATCAAGTCCACGCGCGCAGAGGCTGAGGGGACAGACGGTTCGTGAGGCATGCGGCCACTGGCCGAAGCCGGCAGTCAACACGGGACCCCTCAGCTGTCGATGGAACACCGGACCAAGCGCCGGTAGGGGCAAATGAACGCCCGGTCTTGTACGGCAGATCGCGTGGGTCGCGGAAATCGCGACGGTATTCCACGACCCTGCCGGGACGAGCCTTCGACGCAATCAGCTGCACCGGAGTGCGAACCTCCGGACGCCCGCTCGGATGAAGCCAACGGAAACGCCAGCCCCGCCCCCTAAGGCTGGATCAGACAAGCGACAAAGGAGTCACTTCGATGGGCGAATGGCAAGCATTCAAGCTGGACCGCGAGGTCACCGAGACGGTCACGGCCGGCGACCTGAAGCTCCAGATCACGTCAGACCCCGCCGGGCGTCCTCGCTCGGTGCTGGGCTGGGTCGCAGGCGCACCCCTGTTCGGCGGACAACCCATGGCGGGCGAGACCCTCGAGCGGATCGCCCTGCTCATCATCGAGCTCCGGTCGTCGTGGGGGCGCGGCAGCAGCCGCGCTGATGCGTTTCACCCGCAGATTGTCTGCGTTCTTCACGGGTACGTTGAGAAGGCGATGAAGCACCCCGAGCATTCTTGGGAGAACATCTGCCCCTTCTGCTTCCACCAGCAGCGACGCGACGAGCTCGCCGCTGAGGAGAAAGCGAAGAAGGAGCTCGCCGCCGCCACCCGCGATGCAGAAAACCCGAACACCGAGCCGGTCGTGACGACGGATCCGACGGAAGAGCCGGACACGACGCCGTCGGAAGACCCGGCCCGCCTCAACAACCCGGACGTCCCTTTCTAGGTGCCACACTGCCTGTGCGTTGCGGGTCCGCCAGGCAGTGCTTCCGCCGGTTGGGCGCAAGCTCACGGGGGACGACCGGAGGCTGAACGGTCCCCCACCCTTTTGAAGGAGCGTCGGATGAAAAAGTGGACCGTCAGTCTGGATGCCAAGGCGCCGCCGCTCGCCGGGGCGGGGGTGTGCGCGATCAAGGTGACCCGGACATGGTTTCCCGACGAAGGTCGCAAGAGCGCGCCGATCGCGCAGGACACCCACACCGGGTTCGGCGACCAACCTGCGCAGGCCGTCGCCGTTCTCCTGAACAGGACCCTCGAAGCGGCGGACGGCGATCGGTTCACGATCCAAGTGGCACGCCTGCTCGGCGACTCCCTCACGGTGAACGCCGTGCGGGACATTCGGAACCTTTCCTCCCTGACCCCCAAAGCCCGGGCGGTGATCGAGGCCCTCTTGAACGGCACCCTCAGCGACGCCGCTGACGCGCTCATCGCGCTGGAAAGCTCCACATGAAGAACTTTTTCAAATCACCGCCCTCGGGGTCGTCCCTCCTGATGAGCATCGGGTGCCTTCTGATGTTCATCGGGGCTCGTTGGTTCGGCGAGCCGCACGCGCCCCTCTACCTGATCGCCATGGCCCTCTTCTGGATCGACAACTCGATCGGAGACCTGAAGTGAGCCGCGTCTTCATGCCCGACCAGCTGACACCCGCTCAGGCCGGTGAGCCGTGGGAAGAAGGCGACGTATTCGCCGTCCAGCACGGCCCCCACGTCCCGAACCTGTTCTTCTTCCGCCACCAGCCAGACGACACCCGGAGCTCCGGGCTCGTCGACGACGGCATGACCCGGTTCGCTGCCGAGGTCGCCGCATTCGTCGAACGAGAGAAGGCCCGCCAATGAGAATCGCAGCCTGCGCAGACGTCCACCTCGGCAACCCCGGACGCCACGGGGGCCCTGTCGTCGCCGGCATCAACACCCGGGGGCAACAGGTCCTCACGGTGCTGCGGCGAGCGGTGCAGGAAGCGGCCGCGTCCGGTGCAGAGGCGCTCGTCATCGCCGGCGACCTCATGGACAGTTCCCGGATGCGCCCCCAGTGGATCCGCGCTGCCCAAGAGGTTCTCGGGTCCACCGGGATGACCGTTCACATCATCAGCGGCAACCACGACCAGGAATCGACCGCCGAGGGAGACAACGCCCTCACCCCCCTGAAGGCGCTGGCGAACGTACAGGTGCACGAGATCCCGACGATCGTCTACAGCGCCGACCACACCCTCGTGCTCGTGCCGTTCCAGCCCGGCCCGGCGTCCAAGTGGTTCCCAAAAGCGCTCGACACCCTTCTGGGCGGCATCCCGGCAAGGAATCCGCGGGTCCTGGCGTTCCACCTCGGGGTGAAGGACGCCACCACGGCCCCGTGGCTCGTCGACGCCCCGGACTCCATTGACGCGACCGAGCTCCACGCCCTGATGGTCAAGCACTCCATCGGCTTTGCCATTGCCGGAAACTGGCATGACGGCAGGCAGTGGGAGGTGCAGGGGCACACGATCGTTCAGTGCGGAGCCCTCTGCCCGACCGGCTGGAACAACCCCGGGCTCGACGGCTACGGGGGGCTCGTCCTGTACGACACCTTGGCGCGCCAGCACATCATTCAGGAGATCCCCGGGCCTCGGTTCCTGAAGGCGACGACGGTCGAAGAAGCCACCGGGCTGCTCGGCGATTGCCGACGTCGTGCAGGGGGAGCGAGCCTTTCCTACCTGATGCTCGAGGTCCCGCCGGCGGAACTCACCGGCGCACGGGCGTTCCTCGCAGCACGAACAACGACGGGCGAGGTAGCGGCCGGCGAGGTCATCCCGGACGACTCCGGGGCTCGCGATGCGGCCCACCTTGCAGGGCGGGTCGCTCGGTCGGCCGAGACGCTTGAGGAAGCCGTGACGGGGTTCGTCGGCGCCATGGCCCTTCCAGACGGGGTGAAGCGAGAAGAGGTCCTGGCCGATGTTCGGCAGTACATGAAGAAGGGGTGACGCGATGGCTGAGCAACGGTTGCCTGAACCGAAGGTCCTCCCCGGCCTCGCGCCGTCGATGCTGGTGCTCCCTGCGATTCGCTCGATTTTCGAGGCTCTTCCGGCGTGGCTCTCGATCCTTCGTGGGCCGGTCGAACCGACACAGGAGGACTTCGAATCCGGCCGGTGGGCGCGCGGGTTGATGGCGTCGGCCTACGTCTTCTGGCCCGGCGACTGCCGCGCGCCCTCGACGGCGTACGCGGTGGAAATGCAGATGATCTGGGAGGCCGTGTGCGACGACCCGGCCCGTATCCGATGGGAGGACGACTGATGAGCAAACCGACGAACGCGCGACGTCCCTACGGTGAGCAGTGCTGCGGCTTCACTGCGTCGGGCGGATGGTGCCGCATCAAGGCTACGCACCGATTCGCCAACGGCGCAGGCATTTGCACGCGGCATTGGCACGGGATGACTCTTTCGAAGCAGGGCCAGTGCCCGCCCATCGCGGCGCCGCTCACGTCGAGTCCGTCGGTTCCGTAGTCAGGAGGCCCCGTGGCAGTCTCAGGTCCAACCAGCTACCCGGCGCCCCAGAAGCGGCACCGCTCGCGCCTCGAAACCCTCCCAAGGTTCCTTGCCCGCACTGCCCCCGGGGAGCCAGTCTTGCCCGGGGAACGACTCGGCGGGTCCCTGCAGGCACCCGAGTGGATCAACTTGCGGGTGTCGCGGTACCGGGAGGGATGGCGCGGCCTCCCGGGCGACGTGCTGGTCCTTCACGACATCGTCTCGCGCGCAACCGGCAAGGGCGCATTCCGCCGTCTCGTGCTGCGGATCCGACGCCTCAACCCCAAGCTGACCATCGCGGTGGAGCTCGTCCTAACGATCCGGTTCCGTCTCGGACTCGTTCGGATGAACTTCAACGAATGCACCGACCACGAGAGCCAGCGCCGCCACCTTCCGTCCTTCTACCTTCAGCCCGACCAACCCTTCTGGAGCGAACCCAATGGATCCCGCCCTTCCGCTCGACGGCGACACCTTCATGGCAATGAAGGACGTCATCAAAGCGCGCGACCTCTTGTCTCGCGCAAGTGAACTTCAAGGGCGAGTCCGCATCGCACGCGAAGGTTCGGTGTGGAAGCTCCTCGTTCAACCCCCCGGTGCCGAGACTGAGCCGCTGGAAGTGGCTCGGTCGATCAGTCCGGATCCGAAGTACCTGCAACCCGACGACAGGGCGAACATGGCTGCAATCGCCGCACTCCTGAACGCCGCGCCGAGCCTGTTCGCGATCATGGACGCCGGGGCCGTGCTCCGGAAGACGCTGGAGCGGGTTCGGGACGCGATCAACGCATCCGGACTTGCAGCCTCAGGTGCGCACCCGGCCCTGATGAACGCCGTCGACCTCGCCACTGCCGCGTTGAACCTCGGCGAATGACCCGCGGTCAAAAGGCCCACGCATCAAGGCAGAAGCGCGAATCGGTCGAGAAGTCGGCCGACCTCGCCATGCGGCTGTTCCTCGAAGCCGCCGCCGCGCTCACGAATCCGACCGAGGAGAACAAGGTCCAGGCGTTCCTCCGCGGGTCCCTCGCACTCCTGCGGCTCGCTGATTCCGACCCACAAGGTCGAGTCCTCGAGACCCTCATGGACGGCTTGAAGGCCGCTCAGGCGCCCAGAGGTTGAAGTGTTCTTGCCTTCCAGATCGCCCAACAGTAGAAGGCTCATTCAACGCGACACTGCAGGACCCCAGCGCGTTCCCCAACGGGTCCAGGAGCCACACCACATGGCAGCGAAAGCGAAGAAGGCAGTGAAGGGCACGAAGAAGAAGAAGAAGGCCGCGAAGAAGCCGCGCACCACCGTGAAGGCCAAGCCCGGGAAGACGCAGTTCGAGCGCGCCCGCCTGCACTTCACCGACGACGAGGTTCGCGAGATCCGGAAGCGTTGCTTCGTCCGGGCGCGTGGCCCCAAGGATCCGGTCAACCAGAAGAACGACCTCACGCGCGCGCAGCTGGCCAAGCAGCACAGCTGCACTGACCGGACGATCTACTCCATCGCGACCAAGGCGACGTACGCGCACGTCTCCGACGAAGCCCCCAAGGAGTAGCGCCACGCCGCAGCCGATCACCGAGGGGGAGGGGTTCGCAGCCCCTCCCCCGTTTCGTTCCAAGGAGGTCACGTGAAACTCACTGTCATCAACATCGACCGCGCCGCCAAGCTCGTCACCGACGTGTACGCCCAGAACGCTGCTCTCCTGTCGCGAGCCGAGCAGCGCCCGCAGGTGCAGTGCCGGCCCGGATGCTCCGCGTGCTGCACCGTCCTGGCCCTTGCGACGCTCCCGGAGGGGTTTGTGCTCGCCGACGCCCTCCTCAGCCGATACGCCACGTCCGAGATCGCAGACCTCCGGGCGCGGCTTGATGCCCACATCGAGGCCCACTACGCCCGCCCGGACGTCGAAGTGCTCCACCGGGAGAGTCACTTCGCCAAGGGGGTGCCGTGCGCTCTGCTCGGGGCAGACAACCGCTGCACGGCTCACGTGGGGCGCCCCGCCGCCTGTCGGTACCACCTGGTCCTGTCGGATCCGGCCTTGTGCGCCCGCAACCCGGACGGCACCCCGAACGACATCCGGATGATGAACCTCGAGCCGTACAAGATGCAGGTCTACGCGGCCTCGGCAGGCAACAAGGCCGTGCCGGGCACCCTGATGCCGATCGAGCTCGCGGTCTGGTGGGCCCTCCTCCACAGGGTCGACGGCGGGGCGGCGTTCCAAGCCGCGTACGAGGATCCCCGCTACACCTTCAGGGCGTTCGACAGGTGGCTCGACTGGGCGTACCGGCTCGGCATGGCTGGCCGCACCCCGGAGGTTCCGAAGGAAACGCCCCCAGCGGCGCCCTAAGGGGAAGGGGCGCCATCCCGGCGCCCTTGGAGGCCCCATGGCCCAGCCTGAAGCAGCCCCGTCCCCCCGCCAGTTCCTGCCGCTCGATCTGCTCCGCGAGCACCCGAACAACCCCCGCAAGACCTACTCGAAGGCGTCCCTGCTGGAGCTCGCAACCTCGTTCAAGGGGGACCCGGAGAACATCCACCAGGAAATCCTCTGCCGTCCGCACCCGTCCGAGCCGGGAGCGTTCCAGATCGTCTCCGGGCACCGCCGGTCCCGCGCTGCGTCCATCGCCGGATTCGAAGGCGTCCCGGGCCGCGTCAAGGACCTGACGGATGACGAGGTCGAAGAGATCCAGCTGATCGAGAACGGCCAGCGGGAAGACCTCCACCCGATGGAGGAAGCCGAAGCGATCGAGTCCCTCCGGGTGCGCCGCGGGTTCACGTACGACCAGATCTCGAAGGCGATCGGCAAGTCCGAGACCCTCATCTTCCGCCGCCTGAAACTGCTCGCGCTGGTCAAGCCGGCCCGCAAGGCGTTCCTCGCGGGCAAGCTCACCGAGGCGACGGCATTCATGCTCGCCCGGGTCCCCCGGGCCCTGCAGGAGCGGGCGCTCGTCGACCTGACGAAGGAGGCCCGCGTCACGGGTGCGGATGATGCGCCCAACACGTTCGTCGACCGGCCGGAGCCCCTCAGCGCGCCGGAGGCCCGTGATCTTCTGCAGCGCCGGTACATGCTGCCGCTCGACACCGGCGTCCCGTTCGACCCGGAAGATGTGGGGCTCGTCCCGGACGCCGGTACCTGCTCCTCGTGCCCGAAGCGGACGGGCAGCGACAAGAACCTGTTCGGCGACATCGACGGCGAAGACGTCTGCACCGATCCCGACTGCTACGAGAGCAAGGTCTCGGCCGAATTCGCTGCGCAGGCCGTGAAGGTCGGCCTCGACGGCGGCAAGGTGATCGACGGGGAAGAAGCCGCGAAGATGTTCCCGTACGGGAACATGTCGAGCCTGGGACCGGAGTACGCCCGCAAGTACGTGAAGCTGAGCGAGCATTCCTACGACATCAACATGAAGCTCACCGAGGCACTCGACAAGATCGAGAAGGTCCTGAACACGGTCCTGCCCCGTGTCCTCGTCGCTGACCCCTCGACCGGCGCCCCCATGTTCCTCATGGAGCGCCCCGTGTGGGAGAAGGCGGTGAAGGAGTCGAAGCTGTTCGCCGTGTCGGCGAACGGGCTCAAGCCGAAGAAGGACAAGAAGACCTCCGCACACGACACCGCCGTTCACGACGAGGCCAAGAAGGCCAACGCCGCCCGGAAGATCCGCAAGCAGGTCGTCGAGCAGCTGGTCGCTACCGGGGGGGCGCGCGACTTCACCTTTGCGGCACAGGAGGCGCTCGCTCGAGCGACCCTCTCCTGCTTTCTCCTCCCGAACCCGATCCTTGCCGCGAAGGTGAGCAAGGCCCTGACGGGGAAGCCGATCCCGGAAGGCGGGGAGTACAAGGTGGGGGTCGCGTTCCTCGAAAAGATGCTGCCGAAGCTGTCGGCGCACCAGCTCCAGACCGCCATCTTCGTGATTACGGCTCAGCACCAGGAACCGTACGACGACTTCAGCGACGCGACCCGCTACGCCGCCGCCGCCGTCTCGTTCGACCTCGACAAGGCCGTCAAGCTGGCGACGAAGGAGGCGGAAGCGAAGACCGAGGCCGCGAAGGAAGCCCAGCAGGCCGGCAAGGTGAAGCAGAGCCTCAAGAGCGCCAAGAAGGCCGACCGCAAGGTCAAGGCCGCGAAGGCAAAGAAGGGCGCGAAGTAGATGTACAAGGTCGTCCTCGGGCACCTGATGGAACCGGGCATCACCGCCATCAGGTGCTCCGAGTGCGGCTTCCCCGTCATGCCGCAACCGGTAGCTGGACTCCCCGGGCGATGTTCGGTGCCGGCGCACACGCGCCAGTACCGACACCCGACCTACCTGCAGTGGGTGAGCACCAACACCCCCTGCACGGGAACGGGCGCGCTCGCGCAGGACGGCGCCGCCTGCTCAGACTGCCAGTGCATACCGCAAGCGCCCGAGCTCTGGTGCCACCTCAAAGGCGGTGCTCCGGGGCGGCGCGTGTGCGTGTTCTGTTGCACGCGCGACTGTTGCAGCCGTGTCCGGGCGAGACTCCTCGCCCCTCCTCTTTCACCCAATCCTGTCGAAGAAGGGGTACGCGAATTCGAGCGCCTCGATGCCGCTGACCGAGAATTGGAGGCGGTCGCTGTCTCGTGGGCGCTGGAACGCGAATGGCAAATCCACGCGACCAAGCAGCGCGAATACGCCGCGTCGGTGGATTCTGAAAAAGGGCAGTGGACGCGATCGATAGAACCCTCCCCACTACTGGACGCGTTTCTCGACAGCGGCTACCGCATGCGGAACTTGCGCGAAGCCGCCCAACGTCTTCGCCTTCGGGCCAACGATGAGTGACCGGCCAAGGCTCGTGTCTGGATGGCGCCTCGGCCGGTGGCTCAGGCCGCGCCGGTACCCCTGGCGCTTCTGGCGCTGGGTCCGGGTCACCCCGGGGCTCTTCTGGCTCTACGACGACGACATCGGCTGGCTGCACCTGCGCTACGGCTACGGGGGCCTCTGCACAACCCAGCAGGCCCTGATCGAAACCGAGCTCGCCGGGCTCCCCTTCCGGATGGTCACCAGCTACACCGGCGAGCAACTCTTTCTTTGGAGGTTTCAGTGAAAATCAAGACCCTGACGCTGAAGAACTTCACCCGCCACGGCCTGACGGAGATCCAACTCCCAGACCGCGGCCTCGTGCTCGTGAGCGGAAAGAACGGCCGGGGGAAGTCCTCTCTCCTCGAGGCCACCGCCTACGCCGGCTGGAAGCGCGGCCTGCGCGACCTCCGGTGGGACCCGTGGACCGAAGGCCGGACAGGCTCGGTTGAGGTCGTCTCCGACAAGGTCTCGATCGCCCGCAAGGCGACGAAGACCGGCACGATCTCAACCACGTGGAGCCTCCCCGGCGAACAGCCGACGAAGTGGGAGACGGCGACGAAGAGCCAGCAGGCGCTCGAACAGGTCATCGGCGACTTCGAAGTCTGGGTGCGGGCCTGCGTGTTCTCCAAGGCGTACGCCCAGAAGGCCGCACAGTTCGGCGCCGCCACCGATGGTGACCGCAAGGCTCTCCTCGAGACCATCCTGGGGCTCGACTACTTCGACATCGGGCTCAAGCGCTGCCGGGCCGACCTCGCCAAGCTCCGGGTCGACAAGGGGCTGCACGAGCAGGATCTCCGGAACAACGTCACGAAGCTGGAAGAGAAGCAGGCGCGCCTGCGGGACACCGAGCAGGATCTGTCCGCGCACGTCGCCGTCTCGGAACCCGTCCTGACGCCGCTCCCGCAGGTTCCTCCCTACGTCCCCTTGCCGCTCACGACGGGCACGGCCGAGGAACTCAGGCTCACGACCCAGATCAAGCTGGTCGACGAGCAGATCGCGTCCGAAGAGGCGCGCGTCACCGAGTACCGCGCGGAGATCGAACGGCTGGCTGTTCAAGGGGTCGAGCTCCAGACGAACGCCAGGCACCTGCGCGAGAAGCACCTGCGGCTCGGTGCTGGGAAGTGTGGGGAGTGCGATCAGCCGGTTGCGCCGGCGACGCTGGCCGACCTCGAGCGCGCGGTCCTGAGCGCCCAAGAGAACGCGACCGCCGTCCAGACTGCCGCCGCTACGGCCCGCGCCCGCACGCAGGACCGCCTCGACGAGGCCCTGATGAACAGCAAGGACCTCAGGGTGCGGCGGGCCCAGCTGAGCACCGAAAAGACGACGTACGTGGAAGGGCTGAAAGCCGCCGCCCGCCTCGCCGAAAGCACGCAGACGGCCGCACGAGCCGCCGCTCAGCAGCAGCGGGACGCCGTCGACGCGGCGAACAAGCAAGCCCTGTCGGAGTGGACGAAGGCCGCTTCCCTCAAGGAGGTGCTCGACAGCCGGCATCGCACCGTCTCGGCCGAGCTCAGGGTCGTCCAGCAGCAGATCGACGTCCTGAATGCCAAGGTCGCCGCCGTCGCGACCTCGATCGCCACCAAGGAAGCCGTCGAATTCGCCCTGTCGCCGAAAGGGTTCCGGGCGCACATCCTGGCCCGCACCCTCGACGGGCTCACCGGGTGCGCCAACGCGGCGCTCGCGGCGCTCCAGTACGGCTCCATGCAGGTGGAACTCCGGCCGTACGGGACGAAAGCTGATGGCGACGCGAAAGACGCGATCGACCTGAAGGTGACGGGCGTCGGCCACACCTACGGGTACAAGGGCTGCTCGGACGGGGAACAGCGTCGTCTGGACATCGCGTTCCTCCTCGCCCTCATGGAGGTCTCGACGGGCGCCCTGAACACGGCGGACTCAACCTTGTGGCTCGACGAGGTGTTCGACGCCCTCGACGCCGACGGGGTCCAGGCCGTCTGCGCGCTCATCGACCGGCTGTCGAAGACGCGTACCGTCGTGCTGATTGCACATTCTCCTTTGTTGATTGCCGCCCTTCAACCCGCCATGGTACTGCACGTCGAGTCCGACCCCCAGAACCCCGAGGTCTCGCGTGTCCTCCGATCAACCCGCCCCGTCCCCGTCTAAGCGCCCCGCCCCAACCTTCCAGATCAAGATGTTCCCGATCGGCACGGTCGGGCGCTGGCCCAAGAACCCCAAGAGGCACGACATCGAAGGGCTCATCCGCTCGATGCAGCGGTTCGGGTTCACGTCGCCGCCGGCGCTGGACCAGACAACGGGGCGGCTCTACGCGGGCCACGGTCGCGACGAAGCCCTGAACCTGATGAAGTCCCGAGGGCTCCCGCCCCCCAAGGGCATCGTCTCCCACAAGGGCGACTGGTGGATGCCCGTCCTCACCGGCATGTCGTTCGGCTCCGAGACGGAAGCGGAGCAGTACCTCGTCGCCGACAACCGCCTCGTCGAACAGGGCGGGTGGGACACGGCGCACCTGCTCGACATCCTGCAGCGCCAGACTCCGGACGATCGGCTGCTCGTCGGGTTCGACGGCGCGGATCTGCGCGCGCTGATCCACAAGATGGACAAGCAGACGATGCAGGCCCGGAAGAAGTCCAAGGAGGGGGACGGCGGAACAGGTCCCCTCGACGCCCCCCAGTACGATTCGAAGCCTGGCACCGTGTACGAGCTCGGGCCCCACCGGCTCATGTGCGGGTCGTCCGAGAGCGTTGCCGACCTCCGGAGGCTCGTCGGCAACCGGAAGATTCAGGTCGTGACCACGGATCCGCCCTACAACATCGGTGCGGAGAACGACGGCGTCGCCGCCGACGTGTCCAAGTCGCACAAAGACCTCATGGCTTCGGAGTGGGACGGGGGGGACGGCGCGGCGCCCTTCGATCCCGCGAAGTCGTTCCCCCTCTTCCTCGAGTTTCTCCACCCGGACTGCTCGATCTACATCTTCACCGCGAACCATTTGTTCGGCTGGTACAACGAATGGCTCAAGCAGTGGACGAGCCACTACAGCTGGTGCGTCTGGAGCAAGCCCGATCCAATGCCGTCGCTGATGAAGCGGCACTGGACGTGGGATGCGGAACTCGTGAACTACGGGACCCGGGGCGCCCACACGTTCAACTTTCCAGACGGTGAGCACGCCCCCTCGACGTGGCGGATCTCGAAGTCGGTCCAGGACCGCATCCACCCGACCCAGAAGCCCGTGGAGGTGTTCCAGCACGCCCTTCGACACTCAGCCGCGCCGGGGTTCGTGTGCGCCGACTTCTTCGCAGGGTCAGGGTCCTCAATCATCGCGGCCGACATGCAGGGGGTCGTGATGCTGGCCATGGAAGAATCGCCGAGGCTGGTGAACTTGATCCGCCAGCGCTGGGACGCCTACATCGCCAAGGGAAAGGCCGCCGCAGCCCCCTAAGGACGTCGCGAGGAAGTGCCCTTGCCCGACGCCCCGACGCCCCCCATTCAGCTCCGCACCGCACTCCAGCTGTGCATCGTGGAGCACATGAACAAGTTCCCCGCCGTGGCGGTCGATCGCCGTGAAGTCGAGCGGGTCATCAAAGGCTCGGCGCAAGACGCCACCCGCCTCATGGGAAGCCTGCTCAAGCTGAACGCCGTCACCCTCGTGGCCCGCGGCGCTCAGGGGACCTACGCGCGCCCGTCCGTCTGGAGGCTCGTGTCGAACCTCCAGTACCTCCCGCCGGTGGAGCGGCCTCCACGCCCCGCCCCTGTTCCCAAGGCGCTGCGCGAAGACCGATGCCCGACCCACAAGGTTGAGCTCTCGCGGACCGGGCGCGACGGCGACACCGTTTCTGGCCAGTGCCCCAGCTGCTCGTACGCGATCACCGTTTCCGCCAAATCTCCCGCCGGTCTCCGGCTCATCCGAGGGTACTGACATGGACGCTTTCCCCATCCGCTTCTTCTTCGTCCGCGTCGACGTTCGCTGCACGGCAGAAGAGGCGTTCCGCCACCTGCCGACGATCAACCAGTTCTTCGAGGTCCTGCGTTCGCACTGGCACGACGGCGTGCTGTCGGTGTTCGGGCTGACCCAGACCGAGAACGATCCGCTGTGGTACCAGTCGAACGAGCTCTTCGACGCGCTCGGCAAGTGGATCGACCCGGACTCCGGCGACGACTGCACGGCCCCTCTCGAACCGGGCGCTCTCGAGGTCCGCTACTTCGACGCCTCCCCCACGAACACGCCCTGGACCGCAACGCACCGTCCGCCTGAAGCGGACCCGGACGACGAATGACCCCCGCACAGGGCTACCAGAAGATGATGGACGACCTCCTTGAGAACGTCCGGGTGGAGGGAACGCTCCGCGCGGGCGCCCGAACGCTCGCCGACATCCCCGGCCCGCACCTGACCGAGGAAGAGCGGTCGTCCCTCGCCGTCGCTCGTGAAGCGCTGGACGAGGTCGTTCGGTCGGTCCACGCCAGGCACCAAGCTCGCGTGCAGGCCGTCCTTGCCGCCGAGCACAAGGCCCTCACCCGGTACTGCAAGGGCGGCTCCCACTACTGGCTCGACGAGGTTGGTCGTCGCCCCACCGCGACCCCGCCGGCCGCAGACCCCTACGAGTTTGCGACGGCTCGACTGTGCCCGGCGCACTCAAACCTCGAACACGGGAGGTATTGAATGTCGCAAGGCGTCGATCGCATCGTCCCGCAGAAGCCATGGCACGCGCCGGAACCCGTGCTTCAACATTTCGCTTGCTTCAAGTTTCCGTCCGGGGCAGCGTACGCCGGTTCCGTGAACACGATCTTCCGCTTCAACCCCGAGCTCATCCTGACCGCTGAGATCACCATCTGCTCCCAGAAGGACGCGCTCCGCTGGGCCATCGAATCACCCGCAGTCCCACCCACGCCTCCCGAAAGGAGCCCCCGATGAACATCCGCAAAGAGCCGTTCAAGAAGGACCTGCCTGTCGCACTCGACGATGACGAGGTTCGGCAGCGCACCCTCCAGCACTTCGAGCTTCAGACCGACGTAAAGAAGCTCGAGCAGCAGAAGAAGGACATGAGCAAGGACATCACGGAGACCATCAAAGAAAAGAAGAAGGCTGCAGACAAACTGATGAAGGTGGTGATCGACAAGATCGAGTACCGGCCCGTCGACGTCTGGGAGGTCGCGGACTGGGACACGAAGCGCGTCCTCACCATGAGGGCCTCGTCGCAGAAGGGCGCCCCGGACGTGGTCGTCGACGCTCGCGGGATGTCCCTCGAAGAGCAGCAGACCGAGATCCCCGGCACCGAGACGAAGTCGCCGAAGAAGCCGGTCGTCGAGAAGGAGCCCATGTTCGGGATCATGCTCGAAGACGCCGGCGAGAACCCCACCAAGGTGGTGAAGGAGCTCAAGATCCGGATGGGCGGATCGCTGGGGCAGGCAAAGAGCCTCGTCGCCGACTGCCCCAAGGTCATCCTCGAGTCCCTGTCGCGCGAGACCGTGGAAGCGAACCTCAGGGCGCTCGAGAAGACCGGGGCCAAGGTCTCGCTCGTCATCCCGAAGGAACTCGCGAACAAGGCGCTCCCGGCCGTCGTGGAGCCCGTGGTGCGCAAGCCCGACGACAAGGACGAGTCGGCGCCCGCCGGCGGGTTGGACGCCAAGGTGGCAAAGGCCGCGTCGCCGGAAGACATCGCGGCGCTGAACAAGAAGTTCCGCAAGAACTCCGGGATCGACGACCGCAAGGCGTCGGCGGCTCCCGAGCGCACGCCTCGTTCGCGCAAGTCCAGGTAGGTCACGCAGTTCCGTTGCCGGGAGCCGAGGGGCACATGCCTCGGCTCCCGGTGCAGGTTTCCATGTACGCCAAGAACCTCTTCGTCGGCATCGCGTACGAAATCCGCCTCGCCGGGTTTCCGGACGTGATCGAGCGACACCCTCCCGAGCACCCCTACGTGTTCCAGCTGGGCAAGGGAGAGATCCTCCCCGCCGTCGAGCAGGCCATGGCAGGGGCCAAGCTGCACGAGCGCCGCACGTTCACGGTCCCTCCTGAGGCTGCGTTCGGCCCCTACGACGTGCAGGCGCGAGCCGTCTTCCCTCGCAACATCTTCGACCGCAACATCGAGCTCAAGCCCGGGTACCTGGTGAAGGTGCAGCGGCAGAGCGGTTCGTTCCAGTCGATGACGATCCTCTTCGTCGCTCACGACACCGTGATGCTCGACATGAACCACCCCTACGCGGGCAAGCCCCTGCTCGTCTCCGACGCGCAGATCGTCCCCACCCCCTTTTCCAACACCTCGCTCTACTACGACCTGCCGCGCGGCGACGCGCTCCACTGAGGCCCCGATGCTCTCCGCTGATCTGTACGTCATCGAAGGTGGCGACGCCGCCGGCAAAGCCACCCAGGCCGCCCTGCTCGCCGAGTACCTCGAGTCCAAGGTCGTCTCCTTTCCCCGCTACGACACGCCCCACGGGCAGCTGATCAAAGACCTCCTGAATCAGCACGTCGGAACCGCGGCGACCCCGGCCGGGCTCCTGTACGGAACCGCGTCGCTTCCCCGTCGACGGGAAGCGCAGGTGCTCCAAGCCCTGATGACCTACGACCGCTATTCCTGCGCGGATCTCTGGAAGCCGGGGCCGCTGGTCCTCGATCGCTACTGGATGAGCGCGGCCGTCTACGGCTGGCTCGACGGACTGGACCACAACGAGCTCCAACAGGTTCATCGAGCGCTTCCGGCGCCACGGATCGCCATCCTCCTCACCGTCGACCCCGAAGTGCAGGTGGAGCGCCTGAAGAGCCGGGGGCGCCCGATCGACCGCTACGAGGCTCAGCTGGCAACGATCCAGCAGGTCCAGGCTCGGTATCAAGCCTTGTGGCGAGAGCGTCAGGAGGTCGACGAGGCCCGGTTCTGGCCCATCATCGACGGCAACGGCACGGTCAAGCAGGTGCACGAAAGCGTCCTGCGGGCCGTCGCGGCCGTCGGGGGTGCCCGATGACAGCCCCCGTCGCCCTGCACCTGTCTCCAGACCTGCCGCTTCCGATGAACGCGGTGACGCAGAAGTTCGCGATCCTCGCGCAGTCCGGGGCGGGGAAGACCTACACGGCGACGAAGCTCGCGGAGCAAATGGTGCTTGCCGGCGCCCAGATCATCGCCCTCGACCCCGTGGGGGTCTGGTGGGGGATGCGCGCTGGTGCCGACGGGAAGAGCGCTGGGCTGAAGGTCGTCGTGTTCGGCGGCGACCATGCGGACATCCCGATCACCGACAAGAGCGGCGCCGCGGTGGCCCAGGTTCTTGCGGAACAGAAATTCCCAGCGGTTCTCGACATCTCGCAGTTCACCACGGCTGAGTCGATCCGGTTCGTTGCCGACTTCGCGGAAGCGTTCCTGCACGCGAAGAAGAAGCGCGCGAGCGCCGTGCACCTGTTCCTCGAGGAGGCCCAGACCTTCTGCCCCCAGAACCCGGAGCCGTCCGAGGGGAAGATGCTCAATCGGGTCGAGCGCCTCCTGAAGATCGGCCGGAACTTCGGCGTCGGGTGGACGCTCGTGTCCCAGCAGCCGCAGGCGGTGCACAAGCGCTGCCTGAACCAGGCCGGGTGTCTCATCGCGCTTCGGACCCTTGGGCGGCACGAGAAGAAGCAGATCGCCGAATGGGTGTCGGACAAGGCCCGGTCGGAGTCGGAGCTCGGGCTGCTCGACAACCTGCCGTCACTCGAGACCGGGGAGGCGTTCGTCTGGAGCCCCAGCTGGCTCAAGGTCGCGAAGAAGGTGAAGATCGCGAAGAAGGTCACGTTCGACGCCTCCGCGACCCCGGAGGTCGGCGACGCGTCGAAGGCGGCTCCCAAGGTGGTCGACATCGGCTCGATCGTCTCCCAGCTGAAGACCGCCCTCACGGATCGCGACGAGTCGCTGGAGAACAACGACCCCGTGGTCCTGCGAGGAAAGATCCTCGGCCTTGAGGCGGCGCTGAAGAAGGAGCGCGCGCGCACCCCGCCGGCGCCCGCGACGGTCGTCCACACCGTTCCGACCGTCCCTGCGTGGCTCGACCCCCGCCTCCGGAACCTGCGGCTCCGGGCGCATTCGCTCACACAGGAGGTCGACGAGCTCTTGCGCGTCCTGCTTGACCCGGTTCCTGCGCCAGCCGAGCCCAACAAGCCCTCGCCGGCGAACGACGGAAAATGCCCGGTCTGCGGGATCGACTGGCTCACCTTCATCGCGCGGGGCCAGCAACACGTGAGCGGGTGTTCGCGGCAGGGGGAACCCCTCCTCATCAAGCCTCGGCTCGGACCAGCCCCCATGGAGCTCGGCGGGGACGTCGTTCGCTACCCGGACGGCGCGCCAGTGCACCGGGCCGGCGGGGCCACGAGCGAGGCACTTAGCCGGAGCGCGACCGAGTACAAGCCCCTCAGCCGAGGCGCACGGGCCATCCTTGTGGCGCTGGCGTCGCGGCAGGCCCACGGGCCGCTGACTCGGACTCAGGTGGCGACGCTGGCCGATCTTTCGCCCGGGTCGGGGACGTTCGGGACCTATCTCAGCCAGCTTCGGCAGCTGCAGTACGTGTCCGGTCACGATCAGGGGGAGCGGCTTGCTCTGACAGAATACGGCGATCGGTACCTGCGGGAGATCGGAGAGTTTCCAACGCAGGTGCGCGGACAACTCGATCTCCTGAACAGCTGGTGCGCGAAGCTCAATGGCGGCGCCCGGACGATGCTCAAGCTCCTCGTCGAGCACACCGGCCGCGGTCTGTCCCGATTCGACCTCGCGCGCCTTGCCGGGCTGGCGCCAACCTCCGGCACCTTCGGCACCTACCTGAGCCAGCTGAACTCGAACGGGCTCATCGTCAAGGAGGGGTCGACCATTCGAGCCGCCTCCATCTTCTGGGAGACCCCATGACCCCTGTCGTCGGCCTGGACCTTTCCGCACGTGGCAGCGCCGCCGTGTACCTCGACGGCAGCGGCCAGATCCGCCGCGCCATCTTCTTCTCCTCGAAGAAGACGCTCGTGAAGAAGTACGCGGACCACAACGGGCTCTTCGAAGGGTTCCTGTCGCCCGACTGCGCGCCCTACGACGAGTCGGCGGTGTTCCAGCGGACGATCAACACCGTCGAGACGATCATGTCGTTCATCGCCCATTGGGCACCGGCGGTGATCGGCATCGAGCAGATCCCGTTCTCGGCCACGGGCCAGCACCGGGACCAGCTGTACGACCTCCACGCGCTGCTCCGGTACGCGGCGACGTCGGGCGGGCTCGCGTACAAGGAGGCCGTGTTCCCACTCCGGTACTACCTGGCGACCGATGCGAAGATCTACGCGACCGGGAAAGGGAACTCGCTCAAGCCCGCGATGATCGCGGCAGCTGAGGCTGAGGGGTGGGAGCTCGAGCAGTTCGGCAAGTCCGCCGAGGACCTCGCCGATGCGTACTGGATCGCCCGGATGCTCCAGACGGAACTTGCCCTGCGAGACGGGTCGCTGAATCTGATGAACCTTTCGAACGAGCACCTGCGGGTGTTCAACAAGCCGCCGGTGATGAAGAAGGGGCGCAAGGAGCCGGCGCCCGGGTATCTCGATCGACCATTCCTGCAGCTGACCGCTCCCGCCCCGTTCTCCCCCTGAGAGGCGCCATGTCCCCCGAAACATCGACCATTGTTGATGCGATCAAGCGCCTCGAAGAGAAGTGCCTGAAGTACGAGGTCTCGTACCTCGAATTGAGGAACGAGCGGGCGCCGCTGAAGAAGGAACTCGACGAGCTCCGCACCGCTCACGCTGCGTGCCCGCGGCAGTTTGCGGTTCCGTGGGCCGGATGGGTGGACCTGAAGACGGTGTCGTACAGGGCTGAGAACAACGTCCTGTTGCTCGCGCACGAGGTCGCCGGCGGCAAGTGGGCCAGCTTCGGGTTCGGCGCGCGTATTAGCACCTTGAACGACCGAGGGACGCGCGACGAGGCCAAGGCAGCGCTGGACCGCGCGCTCATTGCGGCAAACGAGCGCCACGCCGAACAGTCGCAGTTCGTCGCCGTCGACGATCACGGTGGTCCTGCAGTCATGGAGGGGACGGAGATCATCGACCGCCCCAAGGACTTCGAGACCGCGCAAAGGATCGCCGCCGCCCTGAACGCGTACAAGCCCCCCGAAAAGGCCGTCCCGGGCGCCTAAGGGGCCAGCATGGGCGGCTTCACACGCGAGCAGGCAGGCTGGATCCGAGACGTCCTCGTCGACGTTGCCGAGGCGCGCACTCACGGTCCGCTGTCGTGGCAGAAGCTCCGCAAGCCCGTCCTCGACGCCTACGGGGTGTCGACCGAAGCCAATCAGTCCTTGGTGTGCTGGCCCCCCTGCATAAGCCCTGCAGACGCTCGCCGACGCGCCCGGAAGGACAAGCCCTCGAGGGTCGTGGACGCCTACGGGATCGAACGCCGGGTTTCAAACGATACGACGCTCAACTTCTGCTCCGACTGCAAGTGCTTTGCGCTTGAATGCTGGATCGAGTGTTACGGCGACCCGGGGGTCCACGATCGCAACATGGAGCGCTGCGGAGTCTGCGAGATCATCGCGTCCGAGAAAGGCGCCCCTCCACCCCCGCCGACCTGGGCAGAACCGACCGCATGGAAACCGCCCCGGTACACTGGCGCCCCCCCTGAGGGTCTGGGTGAAGCAAGGGCGCGAGATCTTCTGGTTCGCGGCCTCCTCGACGACCCCCTGGACCGCTTCGACTTCCGCCCCATGTCCGAGTACCACGAGCTCGCGAAGGAACTCGCGGCCCCTTACCTGAACGTCGCCTGAGGCCCCATGACCCCGACCGTCATCGCTCGATCCACCAACCTGTACGACGACACGAACCGCGCACCCGGCCCGCTCGTCCTGCGCAACGCCGACACCCGCACGACTCAGGTTCTGCCGGGAGCCTCTGCCCTCATCCGCACCGGCGTCACCCTGCACATCCCCGATGACTTGTCCGATGGGCACGAAAAGGTGGCCATGATCTTCACCCACCCTAACCGCCTCGAACCTGAGCAGCGGTTCGGCTTCATGGAGGTCACCCCCCAGGTGGTTCTTCCCGGGATCGGCCGAGAGATCTTCCTGCGCGTGACGAACGTCGGCGACGTTCCGGCGTGGACGACTCCGGGGCTCGAGTACGGGGTCGTGGTCCTCACGTTGAGCGGCCCGTTCACCTACCACAAGCACAAGTGGGACGAGGCGACCTCCAATGTCTGACGCCAAGCCGCTCCTCTACGCGGAGCTCGTGCCCAGCACCGCGTGGGGGATCAATGTCCGGTCGAAGTTCACCCGCCCCGAGTGGGACGCCCTGCGGGAGAAGGTCTACGTCAGGGCCAACCACCGCTGCGAGATCTGCGGCGGCGCCGGCGGACGGCACCCCGTCGAAGCCCATGAAGTCTGGTCCTACGACATCGCGACGCGCGTCCAGAAGCTCGAACGGCTCATCGCCCTGTGCCCGACCTGCCATCAGGTGAAGCACCTCGGCCGCACCATCAAGGTCGTCGACAACGGCCGCGCCCTCGTCGTGAACAAGCTGAAAAAGGTGAACGGCTGGACGGGCGCTCAGGCGAGCGACCACATCACGGCGGTCCTGAAAGAGTGGGAGGAGCGATCCCTCGTGGAGTGGACCATGGACCTTTCGATCTTCGAAGAAGGAAAGTTCTGATGCCGCGGATGAAGAAGCTCACGTGGGTGGAGGCGCCATCTGTCCAAGAGCACGACGGACTCCAGCGGGTCTACGTGAAGGACGACGACGGTGGGGTCACCGAGCTCGGGTATGGGAAGAGCCCCGCCGCTGCCATCGAATCCGCACGACGGACGCTGGAACGGCTCGCCAAGCGCCTAAGGGCATTTGAGCGAACGGCGGCAGTCGCCGCCCTGAGGGACTCCCTCGGAAAGAAGATCCCATGAGCGGACCCCGCGTCAGCACCGGCATCGACTCCAAGCAGGACTACGGCACCCCTCGAGACTTCCTCGACGCGGTGGAGAAGCGCTTCGGCGCCATCGGGATGGACTTGGCCGCGCACGCCGCGAACCACAAGTTCCCTCGGTACTTCGCGCCTCATCACTTCATCGAAACTCTGGTGGAGAACGAAGTACGCCCCGGGCTTCGGGACGCGCTCATCGCACAAGGCGCGGATCCGGATGAAGTGACCCGCGTGCTCGTCTACGGCGACATCGACTGGAGCACGGCCTCCCTGAAAAACGGGAAGCGCACCAAGCTGTACGCGTTCAGGAACCACGACCAGAAGGCCCTCGCGTTCGACTCCCTGAACCAGGACTGGACCGCGCACCTCGAGGGCCAGCTGGGGTTCCTGAACCCCGAATTCAGCGACATCGCCCCGTGGGCCGCGAAGTGCCGCAGGGAAGCGCGGTCGGGGGCCGTGTCCGGGATGCTGGTGCCGGCGTCCGTCGGGAGCAACTGGTTCCGCGACATCGTCGCCCCCTTCGCGGACACCTACCTCTTGAACGGCCGCATGAGCTTCGACAACAAGAGCCCCTACCCCAAGGACCTGATGTTCTGCCGGTACCCCGCCATCAAACCGGACGCCCCGCGGATCGTCCTCTGGGACTACCGCACGGACCTCGTTCACCAGACGTGGGCCAAGCTGTGATGCGCAAGCACCAGAAGAAGGACGTCACCCTTGCCGACTGGGTGCGTCCGCTCGCCACGGCCACGTCTCGATGCCTCGGGGGCCACCATCCCGTCCAAGCGGCCGATGCCCTCCTGAGCGTCGGGGTCGCGTACGGGCGCCTGTCCAGCCAGCCCAAGTCGGGGCTCATCGACTGGGCACGGCAGGCGTGGGACCGCTGCTACAACCTGCCCCCGATCCCCGCCATGGAGCCCGTCTCCGGCCTCTACCTGTTCCCCGACACCCTCGCGCGCCCCTCCGAAGACCTCGCCGACGTCTGGGTGGCGCTGGTGTCGATCGAGCGCGACAAGTGGCTCAAGCTCGGCGTCGTCTGGGGCGACCAGATCAAGTCCTCGCAGGTGGCCTCGTTTGCCGTCCTGCAGGCCGCTCAGGTCTTGCAACGGACGTCGACAGGCTTCACCCCCTGGCTCGCGGCCGTCGACCGCGCCTGGGACCTGAATCCCTACGCGCTCGAGGTGTCGCAGCTGGACGCCCCGGAGGAGGCGCCCCGTGGCGAATGAGTCCGACTACACCTACATCGAGCTCCCGATCGTCGGGTGGCGCCGATCCCCGCTGGCCGAGAAGGAGATCCTCGCGATGTTCGGCGAGGTCGCCCGCGCCTACTTCTGCCCCCTCACCGAAGACCCCAAGGGGGCGTCAATCGTCGTGTCCAAGGGACCGGCCGGCATCGCCTCCGCTTCGATCTGGAACGGGAAGGGGCTGATCGAGATCGAACCCTCTGAGGCCGAGAAGGCGTGGGCGCTGGCCGTGCAGTGCTGCGGGAAGGTCGTCTGACGTGGCCGATCCTCGATACCCGCGCGCCAAGCGCCCGAAGAAGCAGACGAAGAAGCTCGCCAGCGGGATGACCCGGATCGGGCGGTTCTTCGTCGAGACGTGGCGGGGACTCCACGGTTCCGGCCACCTCTGGGCGGTGCGGAACGCAGGCGGGCAGACGCTCGCTCACGGCGAGTGCAACCGGGAGCTCGACGTCCCTGACGCGGTCCAATCTGCCATCGACGGGATCGCCTGATGGGCGCGCCCCGCAAGAATCAGAAGCGAACCCTCACTGGAGAGGCCCGATGAAGATCACACTGGGACAGGCGGCGGCGTTCGTTGACGCAATCGCCGGATGGGAAAGCGTTGGCGTTCTCGGCGAGGGCGAACCTGCCGAGCGCGCGAAATCGCCAATCGCCCGCGCGCACCTTGAGGCAGTGCTCGGCGTGCGCGGTGTGGCGAGCGGCGAGGCGGTGTTGCGCGTCTTCGCCTACGGCAGGAAGCAACGAATCCTGGACACGGTCGAAGGCCCCGCCGTGCTCGCGCTCGCCGAGTACCTCGAAGCCGTGGCGGTCGAACTGCGCGCCGCCTGCGACCTCCCCACCGTCGGCCCGAAGCCCTGTCCGTGACCCTGGACCCCATGAAGGAATTCGAGCGGGAGATCCGCATCCTCTGCCAGCGCCACCAGCTGTGGCGGGGGTTCTCCGACTTCTGCGAGCTCTCGGCCCTATCGCTCGTGAACGTGGTCGAACAGCGCCCGGAGCGCGAAGTGCGGTACCGCGAGATCCTCGCCGCCTATAGCCCGGAGGAGGTTCAGGTCTTCCCTCGCCTGTTGGGGCTCACGACCATGGGCCTCGAAGGGCTCGACCGGGACTTTCTCGGTGAACTCTTCATGCGGCTGGAGCTTGGGTCCCACTGGCACGGGCAGTTTTTCACCCCCATGTCGGTCTGCCGGATGATCGCAGAGATCTCCCTCGTCGACGCCAACCCGGAGGAGATCATCGCCCACAAGGGGTTCGTCTCGCTCCACGAACCCGCCGTCGGGGCAGGGGCCATGGTGATCGCGTTCGCTGCCGCCATGCAGGCGAGGGGCCTGAACCCCCAGACGTCCTCCCACGTCACGGCGATCGACATCGACGGGACCGCCGCCCGGATGGCATTCGTCCAGCTGGCCCTGTTGGGCCTCCCGGCAACGGTCATCATCGGCGACACCCTCGCCCCCGACTTCGCGATCCGCGAGACGCTTCACACGCCGGCGCACCATCTGGGGATGTGGCGCGGGAAGGTTCGTCGCGGATTCACGCTGGACTCCCCTCAGGGGCGCGCTGAAGGGTCCTGGCGCGACACCGACGCCGTCATGGTTGTGCCGAAGCAGGAAGACCCTCCCGACGTGATCCCCACCCCTGCCGCCAAGCGCGGAACGCAGCTGAAGCTGTTCTGAGGAGCCCGACGATGAGTACCGAAAAGCTGAACGACGGATCCGGTGAAGCCCCTGCGAAGTGCCAGCACGCGCTCGGGGAAACCGAGGGAGCGAAGTGCCGCCACGGCTACTTCATGGGGACCACCTGCGACCGCTGCATCGCAGAGTGCGCCGCCTGCGCGACCGAGTGCGGCAGGGCGCCGCAGCCGACGTGCGCAACGTGCGACGGCCATGGATGCGTCTCGACGACGGACGTTGACCACAACGGCGAGAACGTCGAGACGTGGTGCCCGACGTGCAATGCGCCACCGACGCGCGACGATGCCTTCGCGCAATCGTTCGACGCTCGCGACTGGGCGGCGGCGTTCGTGCGGCATGTGGTGAAGACCCCGTCGATCGCGACCGACGAGGGCACGATGGCGACGTGGTTTGCGAATTCGATCATGCGCGGGTACGACGAGCGACAGCGGCGACTCGACAAAGAGCAGGCGACCCCGCCGCAGACGCCGGAGGCGAGCGTGGCGTGCGAAATCTGCGAGGTACCCGTTCACCGGCATCACGAGGAACTGGCGTCCCTGCGCGAGCGCGTCCGGGCGCTGGAGGGGGAGGAGGCGCGGTTGCGCGCGGTGTACCGCGCCGTACTCCGAGAGCGAAACGAGGCGCGGGGCGTAGCTGCGCGGTTCTATTGGTGTCGCGCGACGAGCGGCGATTCCAACAACGGGATCATATGGAAGGAATACGCCGCCCCACCTGTTGCCTCGGAAGCCCTTACGAAGGACCCCGCCGTTCACGAGCTCAAGACCTGGCCCCGGCAATTTGCCGCGCTCGTGTCGGGTGACAAGGGCTACGAGATCCGCCGCAACGACCGCCCCTTCAATGTCGGCGACACCCTGCTCCTGCGGGAGTGGGATCCAATCGCAAAGACCTACACGGGCGCGACCCAGCTCCGGACCATCGCCCACATCACGACCGGCCCCGACTGGGGTCTTCCTGAGTTCCTGTGCGTGCTGGGGTTCAAACTCCCATGAGCACCCTGGTCGCGTGGCGCGAAGGCATCGGCCCCAACCCGAATCGCGGAACGTGCGTCGAAGTCTCGCGTGACAAGGCGGCGACGAAGGCCCGAACCCTGTGCGGCCTGTACGTCACGCTCCCCGGCCCGACGTCCGAAGGCGATCCGTCCTGCCCCGTCTGCGCGAGACTCTCAGCGGTCGGGGAACAGAAGGCGACGCGTCCGCCTCGGAAGGATTGATCCCGGGGCCTCGTTCGGCGCCGGCGACCCGCACGCGATCCACGCGTCCTTCACCCAGCGGCGGTACCGGAGCAGCGTTTCGGCGAGGGCCGCGGTGTTGGGAGCGTCGAAGCAGGCGCCGAACGCCTCCGGGCATCCATGCTCAGGTCCTGCCTCAAGGATGACGAGCTCCCCGGGGAACGGCTTCAGGTCCTCGCACGCCGTCGCCAGCTGAGGGAGCGGCTCATCCTTTGGTGACGGGGTCACCTGCGACGCCGCCGTACCCCAGCACCCGGCGCACCACGTCACGAGCAAGAGCAGGGTCTTTCGAAGCGACATCGGTCACGACCTTCTGGAGCTCGACGATCTGGCTCATGTGCTCAGCGGTCTGCTGGTTCCGGCGCACGAGGTCTTCAGCCCACCGGCCCCGCTCCTCGTCACGCTCCCGCTGGGCCACAAGGCTCGCTGCCTTCAGCTTCAGGTTCTCGCCGCTCAGTTCCGTGAGCTTGGCGGCGCTCGCCTCGGCTGGCCCCGCTTCCCGCCAGCCCCGCCCCTTCCATCCGGCCGCGAAGCCCGCTGCCGCTGCGACGATGCCTGCGATCAGGACGGACTCCATCGGCTACCTCGTCTGAACGTAGCGGACCGCGTTGGCGGCGGTGCCTGGCGTCGAGTAGCACCACAGGGCGGCGCCGGTTCCGATCTCGAACGTCGCCTTCCCGCACGTCCCGTCCGCGTTGACCTTCTCCACAGGCCACCCATTCGCGGCCGTCACGCTCGAGTCGAACCCGCAGTAGATCGCGACGCTGTCGCAGTTCGCCACCATGTAGATCTTCCGCGCGTTCAGGATGTTCGTCGTCGTCAGGGCCTTGGCTGTCAACGCCGCGAGGGTGACGTTCCCGTAGGTGCCGGCGCTGTCGATGGCGCGCGCCCCCGCTGCGAGCAGGACCAAAATGAGTAGGACGCCGATCGACGTGCGGCCGTTGGGGGTCGGGCTTGCGGGCGCCGGCGGGAACACCTTGTTCTTCAGCCATGTCAGGAAGGGGATCACGTACGGCTTCAGGAGCTCGTGCCACCCGGCCGATCCGAGCGCGGCAGCGGTGAGGATCTGCCAGATCAACCCGAGGGTGATCTCCTTGTGGGCGAGGAGTGTTGCGGAAAGGCCGGTGAGCGCTGCAGACCCGAAGAGCATCAGGCGCCCGCCGTGCTCGCTCAGGGCAAAGACGGTGATCCGCTCAGCCCACCCGCCCTCCTTCGTGTGCGCCTCGGCCCACGCGACGCCCTTGCGTACCAGGAGCATGAAGATGGTGAGCAGGAGCCCGGCGAGGAACTTCCAGTCGCGGTCGTTGATGGCGCGCAGGAGCAGACGTCCGAACGCAAGGTACGCGTCTGGGCTGTCGAGATCCGCGGGGAGGTCCTTGATCAGCGTCCCGACCGACGGCGCCGGTGCCACGCTGACTTGCCCGATGCCGGCGTCGACCGCTTCGATGGGGCCGATCGTCTCGGCTCCCTTGGGCTGCTGCACCATCACGACAGCACCATCGACTTCGACAGCTTCGAGCGCCGCTGCTCCCCCGTCGTACCCCTGCCCCAGCGCCACTCGTGCGGTCACGAGCATGACGAGCAGCATCCACGCGACGACGAGCGTCAACCACTTCAGGACGGTTTTCACCACGCTGTACGAGTCTTCGGTGTGCACAATCTGAGGGCGGTTCATTCGTCTCTCCGTCGGCGCGTCTCGCGCGCATGGATGTACTGCAGGTCCTTCACTTCACGTGATAGATCGTTCACCTGCCGCTGCAGGGCGTCGAGGTCGCGCTGGAGGTTCTCGTGCACGTTCTTCGACGCCTGAGCACCAAGGGCGTTTGCCGCGAGGGACTTCTCCACGATCCGCGCGTCGAGCTTTTCGAACGAGCTCAGGACGAGCGACGCCACTCCAAAGGTGGCCCCCGCAAGGACGAAGATCACCAGAAGCGTGTTGCGGACCTTCTTGTCCGCCAGCTGGATGATGTCGGTGGGGACGCCCAAGGGAGCTCCGGTGCTACGTGGTCGGGAAGACGCGGGCGAGAATACGCGGAAGCACCTCTCCAAGCCAAACGGGCCCTGGGTCCTGCTTGAACGTGAGGGGGACGAAGTGCGCGTGGCCGTACCGGAACGCGGTCTCCGGGAGCGCGTACGCAGCCACCAGCGCCCTCACGAGCAATTCGAACGCCCGCTCCTGCTCCAAGGTGTACGTCTCCCAGACGCCGGCGGGGAACACGAGCTTCTTCCCCCCGGGTGCCCACACGGCCGTCTGGGGCAGTTCTCGCCGGCGCGCGACCGGGATGAGGAACCGGGGGTCCGGACCGAGCGAATGGTTCGGCTCCTTCGTCTCAGGGTCCTGCTTCCAGTAGGGCCACGCGTAGAACTGGCCCGCGTGCGGCAGAAGAGGACCGGCGTTCTCGAGTTCGATCCCGGCGGTCCCCTGGTTGATGTTCGACATCTGGAAGCCTTCGACGACCCCCGGCTTGCCGACGTGCCACGACCCCTGAAGGAACGACACCGACTGCACCATCGTTCCGTTTCGGTCGATGATGACGTGCCACGACGCCCCCGGCTTCCCCGGCTTCGGGCGCTCTTCGATGGACTTCGCGAGCCACACGGAATCGCCGTGACCGCGCTCGTCAATGGGGTCGGCCGACCAGTGGGAGACGACCCCTCGAGGAAACCCGGTCGCCGTCGCCAGCGCGGTCATGCGCTTGGACGGCACCTTGATCAACACCTGCGTGTCACCGGGGTCGAGCTCGAGCCAGCCGTGGGCGATGTGCATGCCGCCGTTCTACAGGGCGCCGGGTTCCAAGACAAACGGGGCGATCGCGACCACCTGCTGCTTCTCGCCCGTGGTGTCCTTGGTGAGCCAGACGTCGAAGACGTAGCGACCCCACTCCATGTTTCGAGTCGTCGTCGGGACACCGGCGAACACCCAGGTTCCACGGCCCTCCTGCCGAAGCAGGGCCCCGGTGAGCTGCATCGCCTTCTCCTCGGTGTAGGGCTTGCGCCGCACAGTGAGGACCAGGCCGGCGGGCTCGTTGAACCGAATCCCCGCTGCGCGGTCGACCGTGAGGACGATGTGAAAGTCGCTCCCCTTGGTGATCCGCAACATCGGCTTCACCCGCGCTTCGACCTCGGGCTTCACGACGCCGTCGCGCCACACCCCGTAGAGCTCCGCACGCCGCCCCTGCAGGATCACGTCCGGGGTGATCTGAAACGGGGTCGTGTAGGGGGAGTTCTGGTCGGCGCCGTCCGTGGCGAGCATCCGGTACCAGGACGTTTCGGATCCGCCGGTGTCGTTGTAGAAGAACTTGCCCGTCACCAGATCGTAGTCGGCTCCCTCGAGGTCGTGGACGATCGTGGCGATGACCGTGTAGGCGCCAGCGCGGGTTGCGGCACGCTCCAGCGTGTACGTCGCGATGTCCTCGTCGGTGCTGGGGAGCCACTGGATCTTGTTCGTGCTCATGGGGAAGGGCCTCCTACGTCACGATGGCCGAGACCCCGGAGGGTGCGGCAGGAGCAGGGTTCGGCGCGACCTCGGACGCCTTGGCGCTCTCAGGGGCTCGAGGCGGACGGTTCACTGCCCCCGCGGCAACAGGCGCCTCAGGGGCCGGGCCGGCCGCTACCTCGCCGAGCCCGTAGCTGATCCAGCCGGTCATACGGGCACCCGATCGTACTGCTTCAAGGCGGACGGGTTGCCGACATCGTCGAGGATCTGCATCTGGAAGCGCGTCGTCGACCCGTCCGCTGCGTACACCGTGATGACCCCCGTCGCCTTGTTGAGCTTCATCCGGTGCGCCGTTACAGCCTGGAGGTTGTTCAGGATCTCCCCGACGGTGCCCGCCTCGTCGAAGTCGAGCGCGACGCTGTTGAGGATCTCCTCAGCGATGCCCGCTGGCGTCGCTGCAATCGCTGCGTCCTCAGCGGCCCACTGGGCGCCTTGGGCAGATACTGCCTCTTCGGCCGACGATGTTGTGTCGCCCCCGAATGTCTCACCCCACACGATCTGAGCCGACAGCCGCTCCCCTGCGGCCAGCACGATCGTCGCCTCGTACTTGCCCGACCCGAGCTCAGCGATAGCAGGACCGGTCGCCGCCACTCCGTTGACGAAATAGCAACCCCATGTCGGCGACAGTCCGGCCAGCCGAACCCCGTCGGTGCCGTACGCCGTCCATGACAGAGTTCGGGTGGCCATGCGCGGACCTTACCATGTCAGTGAAATACGCCGTCGATGGCGCATGAGAAGCGGACGATCTGGTTCACGGCGGTCGTGTTGGCCGTGTGGGCGTGGAAGCCGAGGTGCAGGAAGCGCGCAGACTCCAGCACCAACGGCGGCTGAAACTTGTAATCCAGAACACCCCCCGTCGGGTATGTCGGCGTCGCGCCGATCACCGCGGTCGGAGAGAACGTGATGTTGCCCAAAGCGACCCTTCGCGGACCCCACCCAGTCCACGGAGGCCCTGCCGCGTCCGTCGTCGCGAGCGAAACGGCGTTGGAGTTGGTTCCGAGGAACAGCCCGAGGTTAACCCCGGTGCTCGTATTCGCCGCCACGAGATTCACTGCACTGCACGTCACCCCGTAGACCCAAAGCTGAAAGCCTGTTGGGATCGTGTACGAGAACGCTTGGTAATCCGTCTCCGCGACGAACGTCGGCACGACGTCGATGAGGCCCGATAGCGTCGCCTCCCCCGTAGCGGTCGCATTCGCGAGCGTGCGATCGGTCGGGTTCGTCGAGTTCGTGAAGTTCGCGGTCCGGGCATAGGCCGTGAGCGGGGCTTGCACGCTCTTGCGCCCAAACTCTGCGAGGGATTCGTTGTACTTGTCCGAGCCTTCAACCTCGCCGTAGATCACCGACTGCCCGACGTCGAGAAGCAGTGTGCTCACCGGAGCCGTTGTGTAGTTGTAGATGCGCATTGAGAGCGGTAGGTGCTCGATACTGGAAACATCCGGCAGGTTCACCCCGTCTACGGTCAGGGTCGCAAGCAGCACGTCGTCAACGAAGAAGTCCGTGCTCTGCGCACGCCGGATGATCGTCGCGATATGCCACACGGATTGCGTCGGGATCGTGAGCGGCGCGCTGCGCGTCTCCGTGCTCCCGTAGGACATGGCCGCAACGAAGTCCCCGCGTGGCGTGAGCTTGAAATACACGCCGTCCACCGGAGGCGAGAAGCTCGACATAGCGACGAGGCCCATATCCATGCCCACAAAGAACGGCGGGTACACGGTCGACGGGTTCGTTGCAGAACTTGGAGTTGGCGACAGGCGGAACTGCCACCGCGCAACGAGCGGAGCCGCACGGATGTAGGGAAAGGTTGCGTTCGTTGCGATCCGTGCAACACTGTTAACGGTCGTGATTCCGCTGTTGTTCAGTCGAATACCTGTCGCAAGGCTGACGCTGGTCGTCATCGTTGCGTTCACGCCGCCCCAGAGATTCCCGTTGATGGTTGTCGATTCCACGGGATCGAAAAAAAGGATCCTGTCGCGGGCTTGCAGGAACCGCTGAACCCCCGTACCGCGCACGTCAGGCCCGCGTGCTGACGTCCCGGCGAGCCAGCGGCGACTTCCAGCTTGCGAAGCAGTCGTTGGAGCGTTCACGTCGAGGCCCACGCTGTCCGCACTCGCCTTCGGCGCTCCCGCGCCCGACTTCACGACCCATGTGATCTCGCCGTGCGCAGGTGACGCCCAGAAGAGCGCCCCCCACGCGAGCACGACGGCTGCGGCCCACATACGAGTCATGGCTTGCTCCCGGCTCAATGAAACACCGAATCGACGTAGCAGGCCGTTCGGATCACCTGCGACGCGGCGGCGGTCTGGGTGCTGTGCGGGTGCCACCCGATGTGGAAGTGCCGTCCAGCTTCGATGACGAGAGGGGGCTGGAAGCGGTAGTTCATCGGTGACGTCGGGTAGGTGGGCGTCGCACCGACGGCGGCGGTTGCGGCAAACGCGACGTTGCCGAGGGCCACGCGACGTGGACCCCACGCCGTCCAAGGGGGGCCAGCGGTGTCAGTCGTCGCGAGCGACGTCGCGGAGGAGTTCGTTCCGAGAAACAGGCCCATCTGGATCGCGGTGCCGACGCCCGTCGCGCCGACGTTGATGAAGTCGCAGGTGACGCCGTAGACCCAGAGTTGGAAGCTCGTCGGAACCGTGTAATCCCACAGAATCACGTCCGTTTCAGCCGTGAGCGTCGGGACGAAGTCGATAAGCCCTCCGAGTGACGTCTGGCCCGCACCGGCGGACGTCGTGTTCACCGGCGTCACATCCGTCGGGTTCGTCGAGTTCGCGAACACCGCGGTCTGGCCGTAGGCGGTGACGGGCGAGTTGACGGCCTTGCGCCCGAACTGGGCAAGCTGCGTCGCGTAGTCATCGGACGATTGAAGCTCGCCGTACACGACGGTCTGGCTGATGTCGAGCACAGGCGCCGTCGACGGCGTGCCGTTGTTCCAAGTCCGAAACGTGATCGGAAGGTGCTGGAGGGACGTGACGGCGGGGTCTGCGGTGGCCGCTGTGATCGTTGCAACGAGCGTGTCGTCGATGAAAAACTCGGTGTCACGCGAGCGCCTGACGATCATCCCGCTGTGCCAGACGTTGATCGTCGGAACAGACAAGGAGGCGGACGTCGTATCGACAGACGCAAACGTCGCGACCGCGAGGAACGTGCCCGCCGTCGAATACCGGAAATAGACACCGTCGGTCGGGGTCGTCGTGATTGCCGCGTTCATCAGGCCCATTTCGACCTGTTGGTTCGCCTGGCCTGCGACGTTCGTTTTGAAGTTCCACCGCAGCACGAGCGGTGCTTCCGTCATGTAGGGGAACGTCGCGTTGCTCACGATACGGGCGGCTTGGCCCGTCGTCGTCGAAGAACCGTTGTTCAACCGGATCCCGTTCGCGACTGTGACGGCGACCGTCTCCGTCGCTGTCGATCCACCCCAGAGGTTTCCGTTGATCGTCGTACTTTCCACGGGGTCGAAGAAGAGCAGGCGATCGGTGGCGGTCAGGAAGCGCTGGACGCCGGTGCCGCGCACGTCAGGACCGCGTGCCGAGGTTCCAGCCAGCGTGCGGACGTAGCCAGCTTGGCTCGCCGTTGTCGGCATGTTCACTTGCAGGTTGTTGTTCGCATCCACGTTCGCGAGCGTCGAAGACGAGCCGGATTTGATCGGAACGCCTTGCCCGAAGGCGATTACGGGGAAAAGGAAGAGGATGAGGCTGACGAGGAGGTGCCGCAGAAACTTGCGCATGTCGTGACTCCTGAGCGCCTACGCGCCCGTGCAGGAAAAGTTGTAGACGCCGCTGACGCCAGCAGGGGAAGCCGCATAGAGCGTGAAGCCGGTGCCAACGACAAGCGCCGCGACCGTGACGGAAAAGTTCGCCATCACATAGGCTTCGACGGTGTTGTTGGAGCCGGAAGCTGTCGCGTCGAGCTGCGGGGAGCAGACGATGATGCTCGCCGCCGTAACCCAGGTTTGCCCCGTGACGACCCCGTTGGTCATGGGCTCGCCATCAACGAACGTCAGGGGCACCGAAACGACGTTCGCGCTTCCAGACCCACCGCCCGTGACGTTCGCAGTTCCCACGCGGCCCGAACGCGAGCACGAGATCCCTGCGCCAGTACAGTCGAGTTGAAAGACCATCCCCTGCGCGGTCCCCTCGTCCTTCAACAGGAAACCGGGCGCGGACTCGACGCCGTCCCCCGAGCCCCGCACGGTTGCGCAGCCTGACAGGAAGGCGACGGCCAGTAGCGCCGCCACGGCGACCAGCGTGACAAAGGTTCGAACTGAGATCCGCGATGAAGGCATCAGAGCTCCGCGACGCAGACGGCCTGCGTGCCTGACGCGGGGATCGCGTCGATGACCCCGGTATACACCGTTGCACCTGTCAAGTTGAACGCCTGCCCGGGACTCAGCCGAAAGTTCGAGCTCGTTGCGGTTGCACCGAGTTTGATGAACACGTCATCCGTATTTGCCGGGCTTGCAGTCATAAAGACCGCCTTACGCGAGGCGTTCGATGCAATCACGGTGAAGCTGACTCCGGGCGCGGAAGGGCAAGATCCGGTGCTGTTGGCGCTCGACACGGAAGCAGCCTGGGTTGTCACGGTGTTCGTGATCCCCGTGACTGCCGTAACCGTACCCACGCTGGCGAGGACGCCCGTACCGTCGGACACCTGCGCAACACGCAAGACGCCCGCACCGGATAGTCCATTACCCGCCGAAACCGCCTGACCCCCGAGCGTGTTGAAGTCGGTCAGAAGCGCGTTTGACGCGTTCACGTTCGCACCCCGCTCGTTCCCAGCCGCATCGCGGATCAGCCCGTAAAGTTCACGGCGGGTGCTCATGCGGAGTGCCCGAACGCTGTTCTCCGTCGTCGTGCCGACGGACACCTCATCATACTGGGCGCCGATGCCTGCGACCTTTGAGATCGCGGCGTCGTTTGCGTACACCGCGTCGTCGATGAGTTGCAGGGAGGTCGTCTGCGTCTGCTGCTCTGTGAGCGTCGAGGCACCGGAGGGCAACGCCGAGGAGTCCACGATCACGTTCATGGCCCCTGCGCCGTCCGTGACCGTCACTGGGTTTGTGATCGTCGTGACGGCCGTGAGGGTCCCGGAGTCGACGATCGTGTTCAAGCTGCCAGCGCCGTCCGTCACCGTCACCGGGTTCGTGATCGTCGTGATCGTGCCGCTGTCGACGATCGTGTTCAACGAACCCGCCCCGTCTGTGACCTGAACGAGATTCGTCGTCCCCGGGGTTGTTTGGTCGATTCCAACCCTGCCGAGCACGTTGGTGCCCGCAGGAAGCGCATTCGTGATCGACGTGACCGAGGTCAGGGTGCCGGAGTCGACAATCACATTCAATGCGCCGGCGCCGTCCGTGACCGTGACCGGGTTCGTAACAGTGGTGATCGTCCCTGAGTCCACGATCACGTTCAGGCTTCCAGCACCATCGGTCACTGTTACGGTCCCGGTGACAGGCACCGTCGCGCCGCTCGCGTCCACCTGCAACAGCCCACCCGCAGTGACGAGCGCCGTGTCGGTGCCGTCGGTGAGCTTGGTGAACTGGCTCTTGTCGGTCTGGGCTGCTGCGGTGGCTGCTCCGCTCGGGAGCGCGGAGGAGTCCACGATCACGTTCACGGCACCGGCTCCGTCCGTGATCGTCACGGGGTTCGTGATTGTCCCCACGGTGGTCAAGGTTCCGGAGTCGACGATCGTATTCAAGGCCCCGGCCCCGTCCGTCACCGTCACGGTGCCCGTCACGGTTGCGGTGCCTTGCTCGTGCGTCTTCAGGTAGCCGCTGCCGTCAAGCGCTGCTGGGAGGATCACCTTGCCGTCGATCGAGGCGAGCGACGTGTTCCCCGTGTCCTGCTTTGCCGACGTTGCGAGGGTCGACACCGTGCCGATGTTCGCCGTCACGGTGCCAGAGACGGGCTGCGTCGCCTGCCAGAACGTCCCGCTCACCGGCTGGATCGAGGAAGACCCATCCACGACAAGGGCGTTCCCGGCGGTCACATTCGCCCCTCGTTCGTTCCCTGCGGCGTCTCGGATCTGGGCGTAGGGCACCCGGTTGCTGCTCATGCGTGGAGACGCGGCATGGTCTTCCGTCGCAGTTCCGGGCGCGACGTCGTCGAAGAGGTAGCCTCCGACGGTGACAGAGGTCGTTCCTTTCGTGAAGGCGGCGTTGTCGTTGGAAGTTGCAGCACCTCCGCACCCGCTCAGGCAGTTGATGTCAAATGCGGGCTGGTCCAGCGCAAGGGCCACGGGGATCGATAAGGCCATGGTCTGCTGGCCCTTCGCTTCAATGGATCCGCCGCTCGAGGAGATCCGCAGGTTCAATCCCTGAATCCACTGCGCGCCTGCGCCGGTGTCGGCGTCGAAGCTCAGGGGAGCGACGAGGGTGCCGGCCAGGTTCGACGTCGCCAGAAGGCCGGCGGTCGTCGGAATCGCCGCTCCCGTGGCGCCGTCGCTTCCGACTTCGACGGGCACGCGGGTTCCAGAGATCGCCGTTCCGTTCACCTTCTTCACGTCGACCGACGTCATGGTGACGGGGGACGGTTGTGCCCACGTCGGCAACGCGAACGCGAGCACGAGCAGCGCCGGTAGAATCGAAACACGCATATCCAACCTCACTTCGTTACGTCGGCGTGCCGCTGTACCCGGTCTCGATCCAGCACGCGACGGCTGCGTTCCATCGGAGGCTGATGTTACCCCCGTTGGGTCCGAGCGCGCGACTTGACGCGTTGCCGATCCGCAGGATGGAGGCGCCGACGACCGCCGTTCCTTGCAGGGTGATCGTGTTCGCACCTTCGTTGATAATCAGCAATTCCTCGCCATCGAACAGCCCAGCGAAGATCATCGGTCCGGTGTTTAGGACGTAGTTTGCGCCGCTCGTGAGCCGCACAACCCCTCGGTGCTGGCTGGCGATCTGGTCCGTGACAGCCGCAATCGTCTGGGCAGACGCGCCTGCCTCGGCCCCGCCCCGCCCCTGAACGCGCGCCGCACCGTCTGCCCCCGAACCGCTGCCGGTGCCAGGCTTGATGTAGACGTCGCCACCCGAGTTGCCGCCGCCGCCATTGTTCGCGCCCGCGTCTCCAGCGTTGAGGTTCAGGTGCAACCCTGCCCCCGCCGTGCCCGTAGCTGAGCCGGCGCCTCCAGATCCTGCCGCGACGGTTGTGCCGCCGCCATTCCCCGCAGCGCTTGCTCCTGAAGCGGCGCCGCCAGTACCTGCGACCAATAGCGCCGTCCCACCGGACGCACCCGGCCCGCCCCCAACCCCGGCCGTAACCGCCGCCGTACCGCCGTCGAATCCGCCCGTCCCTGCACCGCCGTTCAGGTACGCCGCGCCACCTGGGGCACCACCGCCGCCGAAGTCGGTCCCGCCGTCGCCACCCTGCACTGTGGCCGCACCGCCCGCTCCGCTGTTCCCCGTGGCGCTCCCGTCCCCGCCGAGCCCGCCCTTGAGTTGCGCCGTCCCGCCAGCCCCAGCGCTCGTTGCCGTGCTCGTAGCGCCGCCCTGCCCGGCCTGTAGATCGACAGGCCCCCCAACGGCCAGAGGGCCTGTCGCAGCCCCTCCGTTGACGTCCACGCCCCCGCCCGCAGCACCGCCGCCGCCGTTGTCCGCTCCCGCGCCGCCTGCCTCCAAAACGAGGTTCCCGCCCGCACCCGCTGCTTGCGACGCGCTCCCTGCCCCGCCCGCGCCCGCGAACTGTCCCGCGCCTCCTCCGGCTCCCCCTGAAGCTGCAGTACCTGCTTCGCCGCCCGTTCCCGCGTACATGGCGGCGTCGCCCCCGTTGCCGGGGAACTCCCCTGTCCCTGCCGCGCTCCCGCCGTCGCCACCGTAGAGCTTCGCGCTCGCCCCATTCGCCGCCGACGCCGCCGCCGACGCGTCGCCGCCGTGCCCCGCGTTGCCTCGGAAGTTCCCGCCCGCGCCTGCGTTCACAGCCCCCGCTGCATCGCCGCCCGACGCTGCCTGAAGGGTCAGGTCGTCGCCGTCTGTCGACGCGGCCCCATCATCAATCGCGATCGTGACATCGACCCCTGCAAGGATCGGAATCGCCCCGGCAATCGGCGCGAGCCCTGTCGGGTTCGGGTACGCCGAGCTCGTGTAGCCCAGCACCCCGCCGGCGGCACCGAACGCCCCCGCGCCGCCTGGGTCGCTCAAGATGTCGAGCTCGATGTTCGCGCCGTCCGTGTACGAGCATCGGCCGATGATCCGCTCGTTCGTGCCGGCCACCTTCGCGATCGTCGCCGTGTCGGACACGTAGATCGGGTCGCCGACGGTGACACCGGCAAGAGCGAGCGGCCCGTAGCGGCCGATTCGGCGCGCCCGGACGATCGCCCCGCTGGTGAAGACGCCCTTGACCCCGGACTCGAGCACGTACAGGGGTCGCCGCATCGACGCCGCACTGGAGGCGAGCGCCTTCGAGAACGTCGGCACCTTCTCTTCACCGGGCAGACCGCTTTTCAGCACCGTGCGGCCGCTCACGTAGACGACCTGGCCCGCGCTCATCACAGCGTCGGTCGCTCCCACGAGTGTTCCGGCGTACTTCAGGTTCGCCGCGTCCCTTGCCGCCGTGTCGATCTCCGCAGCCCAGCCGTCCGTCGAATCGACCTCTGTCGTCTCGCCCGCCGCCGGCACCCGCATGTTCGAGCGGAGCTCGCGGATGCCCAACACCACCTGGGCGCGCTTCTCGCTCGCGAGCCCGAGGTTCACGATCAGGAGCAGGAGGTAGCTGCCCTCCTTCTTCGGCGTGATCGTCGGGTTGACGATGTTCGTCGCGCTGAGCGAGTCCGCCGCGCCTGTCGGCTGGTCGAGGATGCTCCAGACGTAGGTGAGCTCGCCCCCTGAGCCGGTGTTGCCCAGCTGGACGAGCGTGTCGATGGGGAGGTCGCCGTTGCTTCCGGCGACGCCGTTCACTGTCGGGACGGCTGCAGGCATCGACGACTCCTATCGCTGGTACATTTCAAACTGCAGGTAATACCGGCGCGACCCGGCAGTCTGGAGCTCCTGCACGGCTCCTGCGTTGATCGCTTCCATGGTGAAGAATTCGAACTGAGCCGCGTACTGCGCGGCCGCAACCTTGAGCGGGTTGTCCGTGTACGCCACGTCGTTGATCTGTCCCTGCCGGGTAGCGCCGATCACCCCGTACACGGGATAGGACCCGCCGTTCAGCTGAGCCTGAAACAGCTTCGTGACCGAGTTGCTCCCCACGCCCTGCACGGCCACGTGCGTTGGCACCACGACCCAGTCCGAGTTCGGAAGTCCGATGATCGCGCGGAGCGGTGCGCCTCGCCCTGCAACGCCGTTGTACACCTCGAGGCCATACATGAACTGCACGAACCACCCCGGAGGAGCGTGCACCTCCACGATCTCGGCGGCGCCTGTTCCCATGTCCTTCTCGACGATGGCCGAGATCCGCAACGCGCCGTGAATGCCGAGGTACTGGCGCGTGTCGGCGATGACGTCCTTGTCGATCGTGGTGACAGCGGGGCCGACCGCGATTGCGCAGATCTTCGTGTAGCCCGTGTCGACCGACGGCTCGACCTCCGTTCCTGTCGCGGCTGCAACGCCGGTGCGGTACTCGATCGCCGCCCCGCCCGACACACCGCCGGCCGCGATGGTTCCGACTTCGCCGACGAGGTCGAACTTCATCGTTTTGTTGATCGCCGTTGCCCCGAAGACGCCGGTGCCGGTGTCGAGAATGTCTCGGCTCAGGACGTTGCCCACCTCGCGTGAGGTCTTGACCTGAATGATGTCGATCCGGCTGTTCCCTGCCGTCGGAGCCGTTGGAACCGTGAACGCCTGCGCAGCCGACAACACGGCCGGCTGGTACCCCGAGAGGTCGTCGAGCCCCGAGATCCCTGAGACGTCGGTGGTCTGCTTCGTGGCGTCGTAGAAGAAGCCGAGCCCCTTCCGCAGCGTCACGGTCATGTTCGGCGTGCCCGCCGGCGTCACCATGAACCCGTCGCCGATGAAGCCGCTTCGCTGTGAAATGGCGTCAGACGAGAGGCTCGCGCGCCCGCCGAATACCTGCAGGAGCACCTCCCGCAGCGACCGATCCAGCTGAGCCTGCGCCTGGTTGAGATCGCCGGACAAAGGTCGTTCGCGAGGATTCAGGAGGGTTCGGCTGAAAGGCTTTCCGTCCATGGGTTACTCTCCTTCGAGTTCGACGGTCGCGTAGACGCCGCCGGCTTTGATCTTCTGAAGCAGGTCGTAGAGGCCCTTGTACACCGCCTGCTTTTGAACGTCGAACCCGTCGTACCCGCCCTGCACGAGATCCGCGCTGGCATCCACCGGGACGTCGTAAGCCCCGACGGCGCGAGCCCCGTTCGGGTTCCGGAGCTCAGCGAACGAAGGTGCCGTGTCGTCGTAGGCCATCGACGTGTCGAAGAGCGGCGCAAGGTTTGGGACCTGGACGATGAACGCTCCTCGGTGATCGCGCTCGTCGAGCCAGCGATTTCGGAACCCCACGTCCGTTCGGGGGTCGTCGTAGCAGAAGAGGTTCGGATCGTAGAGGGCGCCGAGGTAGGGGTACGTTTGGTTCGGGGCGTCGTAACAGGTCTGGTATGCGGGGCTCCACGTCTCGATGAACGTCGGCTCGACTCCCCAAGGCGCCAAGTGCGCCGCGATCACCCGCTGGATGGCATCTGGGGTGATCGTGTCCGGCAACGATCGCACCCGCTGTCGGTACCGCTGATCGGGCTCCCCGCGAACACGGTCAACGCCACGGTCTTTGCCGAGACCGTCGAGAAAGCCGAGGCGCCCGCCCGTCGCGTCGGTCACCTGCTCGACGTAGATCGTCGGGTCCGCAAACACCGGCTCCTGCAGCGGGAGCTTCACGGTGTCGATCTCCCCCTCAAGGATCTCCCCGGACGAGAGCGTCACCGGCCCCTTCACGTTGTAGTTCCAGCCGTAGAACCTCGCCTGCGCGGGTACCTCAATCGGCCCGACGTCGGATCCGCCGAACACCGCATCCTGCAGGGTGACGAACTCCCGCCCCGTCTCGGACGTCGAGACGACGGTTCCGCGCTTCACGGTCACGGCGCCGGCGCCTGCGTTCTGCCGCGAGAACGACACCGTCACGGTCGCCTTCGCAGGCCCTTCGGACGTCAGGATGAACGCGTTCGTGGCGAGGTACTCAATCATCGTCGAGGCGAACGCCAGTATCTGCGCGTACGCCTGCGGGAGCTCGTACCCGGGGCCCGGGTCCTTGAGCGGCGCCAGGTACTCGGCCGGGAAGACGGCATCGAGCACGTCGAGCAGGTCCTGCTGCGTCAGCGCCGGATACGGCGCTGGCAGCGTCGGGATGGCCGCAGGGAAGGGCGCGAAGGGGTTCACGGGCGCGGCCATGGCTTACCCTCCGTCCTCGACGTAGGCGTCTGGGTTCGTCGACGCGCTCAGGGGCTGGTCGCTCTGCGCGGCCGTGGCGGTCACAAGGGCCAGCGACGTCCGGATGACCTGAATCGCCTTGGGAACCACGTCTCCCGCCGGGCTGAGAATCTCCTCGCCGGAGTAGTAGAGCCCGGGGATCGTCCGGAGCGCCCCCTTGATGGTCTCGAGCGTCATGGTCACGCCGGGCGCCAGACCGTTGACGATGTTCACGACAACGGCCCGCGCCCGTGTCGCCACCTCGTCGACGTTCACACCGGCGACGAACTGCAGGTTCAACCGCACCGGCTGGAGCACCACCTGAGCAACCTGCACCTGCACGTAAATCCCGGCCGCCCTGACGTCACTCAGGCCGTTGAACACCGTCTGGGCCAGCTGCTGGCTCTGGGCCTGGTACGTAGCCGGGAACTGGTTGAGCTCGGCGAGGAGGTCCGTGTAGGCGTCCGTGACGACAAGCATCACGAACCGGGCGGGGCGGCCGAGGTTGTCGAGCGCTTCGAACGCCCGTGCGCGCCGAACCCCGGGCACCGCCAGCCCGCCCTGCTCGATCGCCGAGAGGGTCCCCCGGCGAGCGTTCACGAAGAAGCTCCGCGCCCGGCTGCGCACGCTTGCGTCCGACTCCGCATCGGCCGCGCCAGCCGACGCGATCGTGTTCGTGACCGCGATGTCGTCGGGCGCTCCGGAGATCGTCCCCGTGATCACCGTGATCGTGGCGGCGCGGACCTGCTGGTCTCCGCCGGCGAGCACGCTTCGGACGGCAACGAGCACCGGCCCGGTCGTGCCCGACTCGAAGAGCGCCGCATCGCGGGTGACGAACTCGACCCCGTCCGCCGTCGACACCTTTGTGCCTGCGGGGATCGTGAACGCCGCTGGGTTTGAGGCTGTCGTCGAAAACTCCACCGAGCACAGGGCGTTGGCGGCGGGCTTGCGATAGAGCCCGTACCGATCGAACACGAGCCGGTCCAAGGCCGCGCCCTCGGCGGAATCGAGGAACAACCCCGCCGCGACGTCCGCGAGGAGGGACATGACCTCGTCGGCCATGGCAGCGCCGGCGGCGACCATGGCGTTCGCGTCCGCCCCTTCACGCTCCACCGCTTCACGCGAGAGACGGACGTTCCGGTCGAGGATCTCGTCTCGGCCGATGCGGAACAGGTCCTTGGAATTCGGGAAGGGCATCGGCTACCTCACAGCTGCAGTGGCACTTGAACGGCGAACGATTCGCCCGTCTTCCGCATCCTCGCCTTGATGTCGACGACCAAGATGTTCCCGTCGGCGTACTGGCGCAAGCTCACGCTCGCGTCATCCACCTCGGGCTCACGCAGGACCTGCCGCTGGATCTCCCCGCGCAGCTGCTGCAGGTTCGAATTCGGCAGCGGCTCCTTCTCCTTGAAGCCGAGCCCGTACTGGGGCAGGTGGTAGAACTCCCCGGGCGACGTCGTGAGCCGCCGGATGATGAGCTTGCGCACGAGGGACACCCCGGACTCCCGCTCGTAGTCCCCCGTCGCCATCACCCGAAACGTGCCGCCGAGCTGGTCGACGCTGTTCACGAACGCCGAACGCAGGTCGACGATCCCCTGCTTGCGCCCGATCGTCTTCTGCTCCACCGACGACAGAGCGCGGTCGATGGTGCCTCGAACCTCCTGAGACAGCGGATCGAGCGGGATGCCGGTCGGGTCGACGACACCGGTTGCGACGACGAGGTGCTGAACGTTGTACGAGCCGAGCGGCTCCGAGAGCAAGAGGTCGAACACCAGCGGGGCCGCGTAGGCGGCGACCGCCAGAACGTAGAGACGCCGGCCGGTGTCCTGCCGGGTGACGCTCCACAGGTCTGGATTCAGGGCGGACCCGGCGAACAGCGGGCGCTGTTCCGGCGCCGTCGTGAACTCCACGCGGATCACGTGCGACCCGACCGGGTAGATGG